CATTCTCTAAGGTCGAACTTACTACCAAGAAGATTCGTCTTGATTGGGAAGTAACAGCAGAATCATTGGAAGATGGTGTAGAAGGTGACGCTCTAGAAGATCACTTGGTACGCTTGATGACCAACGCTTTCGCAAATGATATCGAAGATCTCGCTATCAATGGCGATGGTTCAACAGGAGCATTCTTGTCAATCATGCCAGGCTTTATCAACAAGGTAAAGACAAACGGAGATGCACATGAGTCAGTAGTGACCGTAGCAGATAATGCTTGGACACCTGATGTAATGCAGGGCATCATCAACGCAATGCCACGTAAGTACCGTGCACTTAAGAACAATCTTAAGTTCTACGCAGGTACAGATGCATTCGGTGGAATCGTTAAGAACAACGGTACACTTGCTGATGCAGTTGCAGAAGCGTTTGCTGGACAGGTCCCAGGATCAACACAGGCAAACCGTCAGTCATACCTTGATGGTATCGGACAGACATTCGGTGGAGCACGTACAACTCGTGTTCTCGGAATCGAAGTTCAGGAAGTTCCTTACTACCCAGCAGGCTATATCGACTTGACATTCCCTGCAAACCGTGTATGGGGATTCCAGCGTGACATCACTGTAAACCGTGAATACGTAGCAAAGAAGGACACAATTGAGTACACAGTATTCGTCCGCTTTGGTATTCAGTGGGAAGAAGAGGATGCAATTGCATTCGCTGACGCTGCTTCAGATTCATAATCTGTAAACAGTACCTTTAATGGGGGGCGGGAGTTCACTCTCCTGTCCCCCTTAATACTTTAATGATATAATACAAACAAGGAGGATACAATGGAAAATAATAACAATAACAATCCGCTTTCAGCAGAAAATGCAAACGAGCAAAATGCTTCTGTTGGCTACTGGTCAACTCCAGAGCAGGTTGCAGAAGCAGTAGCCAAGACTGAAGAAGTTGTAGAAGCACCAGTTGCTGAACCAGTTGTAGAGGCACCAGTTGTCGAAACACCAGCAGAAGTTGTAGAAGCACCAGCAGCAGTCGTAGAGGCACCAGCAGCAGAAGAACCAGTTCAGTCCCTAGGCTTTACAAAGACAGGCGCTATTGGATCAATGGCAGCAGACGGACCAAAGAAGGCAACTAAGCCAGAAGTAGAACTTGCAGACAAGGTAGCAATTCACTCAACAAAGAGCGTTCGATGGGAAGAAGTTGGATCAATTTCTAAGGGCTATAACATTGTTACAAAGGCACAAGCAGAAAAGTGGCTAACCCGTAACCATGTTCGCATTGCGACACCAGAAGAAGTCCAGAAGGCTTTTGGGTAATTAAAGATGGAGATATTGAGAGTTTCGCCATATGCAGCAGTACCTGTTAATTTTATAATTCCTGCGGGAGTTTCAGAATCAAACATAACTGTCACCATAACAGATATGGCGGATCTTTCAGTATCCACATCTACATTCCCTGATTCTTCTTCAGGAGAAGTTTTAGAAATCTTATTGCCAGGAAAGTACGACTCTTCCTATAGAGTTGAAATCGTATCAGAAAAAGGAACATCTGATGAAGAGTACCTCAAAGACGAAACGTATGAAATATTTAGACCATATGTAGATCCATCAACAAAGGCAACAACAGCAACAGACATTGCAGCATATGCGTTGAATGAGGAAATTGCTAGAGCAGTAATTGACTCAATTGTTCCAGACGGTTTCTATTATAGAAAAAAGGTTTTGAACTTTACAGGAACTGGATCAGACTACTTGCCTATCTGGGATGATGTAAAGAAAGTTTTAAGTGTGTATGAAAATAACAAGTTGGTTGAAGACAGACAGTATGAAGTAACATCAGACAAAACAGCAATTGTTGAAAAATCTACAGACAATATTAATCGTGCAGAGTCTGCACCACTTGTTTTGCCAGCAGCATCTTCTGACTCTTTAGATCCACAATTTATATACAGAGGTTTTGGAAAGACTTGGGATTATAGAATTACGGTGGAGCACGGATACACAACTGTTCCATCTGACATAGTAAGAGCAACAGAAATGCTTGTTCACGATATTGAGTGTGGCAAGTTAGACTACTATAAGAGATTTATTTCTTCTTACAATACAGATCAATTTAGAATTCAGTTTGACAAGGGTCTTTTCGAAGGAACGGGAAATATAATCGTAGACAAGATACTTTCTAAGTATGTTAAGTCTATTACAAAAATTGGGGTGTTGTAATGACAGTTTGTGAGACACCAGATTTTATGTTTCCAATGCAGGCATCTGTATATCACCCAATAGTTGAGCAAGGTCAGTATGGAGCAATCAAGAAGCACTGGGTCTTAGACAGAGTGTTTGCTTGCAGTTTTACATCTGGCGGTTCAGCATTTAAAGAAGAAGTAAAGCCAAATGTCAATATCACACAGCATACTATTCTCGTTGGAAGATCAAAGTCTGATTTAAGAATTTCATCTCTTGATAGCAAGAATGCTTTAACAAACATACTTGTAACAGACATCAAAGATCAAGAAGGAAATCTTATTTATATAGAAACATCTGGGCCAAGATCTGGCAAAGGAACTTTGTTTGAGATAGCAACATACGAGCCATTCACTGGACCATTTGGAACAGTAGAGTCTTACAACATGGTTATTAGAAGATCAGAGAATCAGACAGGTGATGTATGAGAGCCGTATTTGCGTCTAACCAATTTAAAAAAGAAATGAACAATATTATAGATTACTCTATAGGATTTTTAGAGGGCGTACAAAGAGGTAAGACAGTATTTCTAAAAACAGTAGGGCTACAAACAGTAGAGTTAATGAAAGAGTTTATAGACTCAAATGCAAGAGTAAACCCACAAATGCTACATCATATATACGAATGGCATCAGACAGGTAGTCCAAGCGCAAGACTTTACGATATCTCTTACACAACCAGCAACCTAGGTCTTTCTTTTAGATCGTCTTTTAGTCAGTCAACATCTATCAGGAATGGTTCAAGAACTCCGTTTTATGATAAAGCAAGAATTATGGAAGAAGGAATTCCAGTTACGATTAGACCAAGGGTTGCACAGGCCTTGGCTTTTGAAGATAACGGAGAAACTGTTTTTACAAAAGGACCAGTAACGATAGATAATCCTGGAGGAACAGAAGTAGAGGGCGGATTTGAGAGAGTGTTTGATATGTTTTTTAATAGATATTTTTCACAAGCATTTTTACGAGTTAGTGGCGTTGCAAAATATTTAGAAAATCCTTATGTATATAAAAAGAATATGCCAGCAGGAAAGAAAATTGGAAGATCCAAAGGCCTCTCTACTGGATACAGATGGATTGCTAATGCGGGAGTTGGTTCGTAATGGCTAATATTCATCATCCACCTACAATTATTAATGCATATTTAGCGTCAAAGATAAGTCCAAATTTTAATCCAGACGACTCTATAGGCGGGTCTCAGCCAGTTGGAACAACATATTTTTTCCCAACACTTCCAACAGATATCGATTCCCTAACAGAAACATTTCCACAAAGTAACGGGGTCTTTGGCGTATATGATAGAATGTTCAAGATGAGAAGAGTTCCTTTCCCATATGTTAAGTGTGAACAATTGCTTTACTACTTTTATTCAGTAGGAAATGATGCACAAAGAAACATGATAGTTGTTCAGCAGCAGGTCAATGACCTACTTGACTATGGCGACGATTCAGCACAAGAGATAAACCGTTGGGCAAGTCAAAATGTTGATAAGTGGAGTAATGATTCTGAGCCATGCTTTTTTCATAACTTTAAAATATATCAACTTGAAGAAACCAGAGATATTGTAGACTTCGGCACAGCCCGTACTTATGCGGGAAACAAGATAATAATAGACTATGACTGGCACCCAGATAGGCGAATAATACCAGGAGAATCTCCAATAACTTTCTAATAAAGGGTGTTATAATTAAGGTGAGGAAACAACCCCCTTTTAATAAAATGAAAGAGGTGAAATATATGGCATACAGCCGTGGTTCAAGTAGCAATATCATCGTAGGTGCAGCAGCACTATTTACGCATGAAGGTCCAATCGGATACGAAGCATTGACTGGCAAGATTACTGATACTCAAGCAGCATCAGATCTTCCAGTATTCACAGCATCCGCAACATCATACAAGGACACTTTGTCTGAAGATGAAAATTATACAAACATCGGTTACACATCAAATGGTTTGGAACTCGCATTCCAGCCAGATTTTGGTGATGTAGCAGTAGATCAACTTCTCGACGTTGCTCGTCTTTTCAAGCAAGGTATGACAGTTAATCTAAATACATCTTTTGCAGAAGCAACACTAGAAAACCTTCTAGTAGCAATTGCAGGAGCAGATACAGATCTAACATCACCATCAACAGGCGTTCAAGCAATGAAGATGTCTGCTGGAGATATTGGAGATGTTCCACTAGAGCGTGGACTTGTAGCAGTAGGCCCAGGTTCTGGTTCTGCTCTAGATCCAAAGGAAAGAATTTACGTAGCATACCGTGCACTCTCAATTGAGAATGTTACAGTATCTGCAAAGCGTGATGAAGCAACAATGTTTGAAGTTTCATTCCGTCTTCTTCCAAACGACAATGCGTCTTACGGTAAGATCGTAGACCGTTCACTAGAAGCATAATACAACTTAATATATGAGAGGCTCAATCCTTCGGGGTTGGGCCTTTCTGTTTGGTATACTTATATAATGGCAACAAAAGTATATGACACTAAAAAAATATCATTAATAGATGAGAGCGTTATTATTGCTGCCCCACTGAAGATTAAATATCTTAGAGAATTTTTAGAGACTTTTGAAGAAATTAAAGATGCAGAAACTGACGATGAATCGGTTGCTATTTTAGCAAAATGCGCTCTTGTTGCTATGCAGCAATATTGTCCATCAATAAAAACAATAGAAGAATTAGAGGATAGTATAGATCTTCCTACAGTCTATGAAATAATCGATATTGCAGCGGGAATTAAAATTAATGAAAAATCAGAAAATACAGTAAAGAATCAAGCAGTAGATAGCGGATCAACCTGGGATACACTAGACTTGGCAAAACTAGAGTCTGAGGTTTTTTTGCTTGGTATTTGGAAAGACTATGAGGAGTTAGAGTCTTCCTTATCTATGCAGGAGTTAACAGCAACCCTGCAAATAAAAAGAGAGTTAGATTATTCAGACAAGAAATTTTCTGCTGCAATGCAAGGGGTAGATTTAGACAAGAACTCTGGCAGTGGTAATGAGTGGGAAGACATGAAGGCTAGAGTATTTAGCAAAGGTGCAGCAACTAATGGAAATGATATTCTGGCTTTGCAAGGCGTAAATGCTGAAAGGGCTGGTTTTGGAATAGGCATGGGCCTTGATTATGAAACTTATTAATAGCAAAAATAAGCCTGCGCTATGGTATAATTGATTAAACCTTATAAGGAGGAATAAATGGCAACTGCCACAACAGAAGAAAAGACCGTAACACTGATCGATGGTACAAAGATCAAGGTCAGACCACTCAAGATCTCTCTACTTCGTCCATTTATGAAGAAGTTTGAGGATATCGCAAAGGTTGCAGAAGATAATGAAAAGTCTATGGACTTGCTTATGGACTGTGTACAAATTGCAATGAAACAATACAAGCCAGAATTGGCAGAAGACAAGGAAGCCCTAGAAGAAAATCTAGACCTTCCAACAGTATACAAGATTGTCGAAGAGGCATCAGGAATTAAACTTTCTGACGCATCATTGCTTGGCAGCCTTGCAAATAACTAAATAAAGAGGTGTTAATGGATGGCTGATGTTCAATCCAATATTCATGTAAATATTGATACGTCTGATGCTTTAGCAAGTCTAAAACTTCTGCAACGTCAAATATCAGCCTTCCATACACAAATGGCAAAGTCTGGTACCGCTGCTGCTGCGGTATCTGCAAATCAAGCCCAGAACTTGATGAACGCAATAAATGCAACTGGACAATTCCAGGCATCTATGCGAAAGGTAACAACCAGTACAGAGCATTTCACTGATGCGCTAGAGCGTAACAAACTAACATCTAGAGAGTACTTCAGATACACTGGAGCAGCAACAAAAACTTTTGGTAGACTGTTTAAGTCTGAGTTTGAAACAATTAACAAGGTTGCACGAGAGCGTGTAAAAGATATACAGACTCAATATATTAAGTTGGGTCGTGGTGCTAACGGAGCACTAGAGTCAATTGCTGTAAGACCTCTAACCCTTGACATGAAAAACCTTGGCACACAAACTGCCATTGCTGCACAAAGACAACAACTTCTAAATCAACTACTAAAGCAAGGATCAACCAATCTTCTAAACTTCGGTAAGAACACTCAGTGGGCAGGCCGTCAGTTGATGGTTGGATTTACAATTCCTCTTGCAATGCTTGGAGCACAGGCCTCAAAGACATTCATGGCAATGGAAGAGCAGGCAATTAGATTTAAGCGTGTATACGGAGAAATGTTTACAACGCAAGAAGAAACTGATGCAATGATCAAGCAAATTCAGACTCTTGCAAAGGAATATACCAAGTACGGTGTTGCTGTAGAAGATACGATGAAGATGGCTGCTGATGCTGCAGCAATGGGCAAGATGGGTGCAGAACTAACAGCACAGGTTGCACAGGCCACTAGACTGGCAGTACTTGGTGGAGTAGAGCAGACACAAGCATTAGAAACAACTATTTCTGTAACAAATGCATTCGGTGTTGCAACAGAAGATTTAGCAAAGAAGATTGACTTCCTCAACGCAGTTGAAAACCAAACTGTTGTTTCTATTGAGGATTTAACAATTGCAATTCCAAAGGCTGGACCAGTTGTACAACAACTTGGCGGAGATGTAGAAGATCTTGCATTCTTCCTAACAGCAATGAAGGAAGGTGGAATTAATGCATCAGAAGGTGCTAACGCACTCAAGTCTGGTCTGGCATCTTTAATTAATCCATCAAAGAAAGCAAGCGCTTTTCTTAAAGATCTTGGCGTAAACATTACAGGAATTGTTGAAGCAAACAAGGGAGACATCAAGGCAACAGTGGTTGGTTTTGCACAGGCACTTGACACACTTGACCCACTTAACCGTGCTCGTGCAATTGAACAACTATTTGGTAAGTTTCAGTTCTCAAGACTTTCTACACTATTCCAAAACGTAACAGCGCAGGGAACACAGGCACAAAGAGTTCTAGGACTTACAAGAGCAACTACAGAAGAACTTGCAATTTTGTCACAACGAGAATTAGATAAGATACAAAATACAACATCATACAAGTTTAAGAAGTCTATGGAAGATCTTAAGATTGCTCTTGCTCCAGTTGGAGAGCAGTTCCTAAAGGCTCTAACCCCTATCCTTGAGTTTGTTGGAAAAGTTCTTGATAAGTTTAATAATCTTGGTGACGGAACAAAAAAGTTCTTAACTGTATTTACAGTAGCAGTTGCTGGTATTGGTCCAGTACTTTTGATGACATTTGGTTTGATAGCAAACGCTGCTGCCAACATAATTAAACTATTTGCAAATATGAAGTCCATGTACAACAGAACTGGAAATGCAAGCACTGTTTTAGGTGAGCAAACTAACTATCTAACAAAAGAGCAATTAGAAGCATCAGCAGTTGCAGCATCTCTTGATCAGGTTCACCAAAAACTTAGACAAACATTTACATCTGAAACAACTGCAGTCAACTCACTTGCAGCAGCATATAGAAGAGCAATCGCAGCACAGGCAGGATTCACTGGCCCAGTCAGAGGTGGAGGAAGAACTCCTGGACTAAAGAAGTACTCTACAGGAACTACAGAAGTTCCAGGAAGCGGAAGCAGGGATACAGTTCCAACAATGCTTACTCCTGGAGAAGCGGTTATTCCAGCGAAGGCAGCACAAGATCCAGCAAACAGACCAATGATTGCACAGTTGATTGCAGGAAAGCGTGTACAAGGATTTAATGGTGGAACACCTGAAGTAACGGCAGATGGACAAACACAAAAAACACACGTAGGTGGAAAGAGTGAGCAAAAACTAATTTCCGATATCATTAAAAATAATCCTTTTATGGGTGATGATCAAAAGGCCAAACTAAGAGCGCTTGAGGCAATTCTGGTATCACAAGGTCTAAAGCCAACTACAGCAACTTTGCACAAATTAATGTTTACATTCCCAGCATCAATGAACATGTCAATGAGTTCTGGTGTTGGAATTCCTGCTCAAAACTTTATAGATGCTTGGGACAAGTTAGGACCAAATAAGTGGGAAGCATCTAAGATTAGTGGTGCCGTTGCTGATCCTTTTGATAAGGCAATGATAGAGATGATCAAGCAAGACTTGGCAGATAAAAAAATAACACATGTTAATGATGACTATGTTAAGAAAATATTTACAGAAAGAATCCCAGCAGAGAGACCAGATATTGCAAAAACTGCGGGATACACTCAAGCAGAAAAACTATACAATACATCTACTCAGTTCTTACTTGGAAGAGGATTAGGAAACACTCCAGAAGAAAGTAGAAAAATTTTAGAAGATGCAGTAAAGAAGGGTGCTATAAAAAGTTTTGATATTCAGGAAAGAGAAGGAACTGGAAAAACCAACGCTGGCAAGATTGTAACTGGATCAGCCACAGTAACATTAAATGATGGAACAGTCGTAAACATGAATCGTCTCGGTTCTGGCCATAGAGTAAACATTAGCCAAGATGAAAAAAGCCAAGCAAGGAGCAACGCAGCAACAGAACGGGCAAGAGCAAAGGCCATAGCACAAAGAGCAGCAGACTTGCCAAGTCAATCAAAGATGACGGTCCTAGAGCGTGTTGCAGATGCCGCAACAAAAACAGTGTCTGGAAAACTTCCTCCTACTGACTTTGGAAAACAAATTGCTCCATCATCTGGTTACAGTTTTAAAGAGGCATCTTTCATGGGTGGTCTTTATGAGAGGCCTGACGGCAAAAAAGTATTTGTAAAGCCAATGATGAGCGAACTAGATGCTATAGCAGAAAAGAGAGCAACAGACTTTGCCAGAGTTGTTCAGGGACTTGATACACCAGAACAAAACATTAAAACAATGATTGATCCTTCAGACCCACAAGGGAAGAGAAAGATAATTGTCCTAGAGTCTGAATTTAACAAAAACTTTGACACAAAAAATATTCCAAAGACATTTACTCAGGAACAATATTTTAGACAGTTAGTGGCAGCAAACCTTCGTGGAGATAAAGATCTCAAAGCAGGAAACTTAGGCGGTAATATTTTAACTGATGTTGGACCTGCAGGAGTGTTTGATTCTGCCTCTGGAGAGAGAAAACTATCAAAGAAGATGCCATCTCTAGAGCAAATGGCAGAAGAAAACCTAAAGGGTCTTCCAGAAAAAAGTAAGGCAAACCCACAGAACTCTCCTAATTGGTTTGCAAATGCAACTAAGGATATTGCTTTAAATCTAACACCAGATCAATATCATAAAGCCATGAGAGATGAAATTAAAAGACAGATTTCTCTAATGGTCCCATATCTAGCAGATATGCCAGACAATGATCCACTAAAGCCTCAATACACTAAGATGTTAGCAAGACTTAGAGCAGGACTAAAGGTTGACTGGAAAAAGTTACATCAAAAGCATAGCAGTATCTTAGTAAAGCCTGATGAGGTTCAAGAAGATGCTAAGGGAAACACAAAGCCAATACCTACAGAACCAAACAATGGTAAATTCAAGTCTGACTCAGGAATAAAAGATACAAGAATTGCTTCAAAGGAAGTTGAATCATCAGTACGCCAAAGACCTAGATTGCGTGGAAAGGCAAATGCTCCAGAAGCAATGTCAACAACCACAGCAGCAATTGTTGATGGAGCAAGAGGATCAGTTGCAGAAGCAAAGGCAGTTGGAGCAAATATTGGAACTACGCTTTCTCAATCAGCAGCAGCAGCCTCAAGAACAATGCTTTATGGAACTGGCCCAGTAGATGCTGATGCAAAATCATTGCGTCGTCAAATAGAAAAAAGACAGAGAGCAGAAGCAAAAACACAGGCAAAGGCCAATGCGTCTAAGACTGCACTCTATGGAACAACTGGACCAATTGACCCAGTTATGCGAGGCAGAAGAAAGCAGGCTGCACTAGAAGAAAAAAGAAGTAAGTTAGCAGCAAAGGTAGCATACCAGCAATCTGTTATTGATGCACGGGCTGCAGAAGAAGCAAAGAAGAGAACCCCACTTGGTAGAGTTAAGACATTTGTTGAAAACAGAGAAGCAAAGAGACAGGCAAAGATAGATGCAGGTAAGCGCCCAGGAATGGGAATGGGTGGTGCGCTTGGAATTGCATCTGGTGTAGCAATGATTGGATCCATGGCTCCAGGTAAGGTTGGAGAAATTTCACAGAAAGTTATGATGCCATTGATGGGTCTTGCTATGATTCTTCCGATGCTCAAGAGTCCAATGGCTGCAGTAGCAATTGGTCTGACAGCAACAGTTGGATCTTTTGTGGCTCTAAGAATGGCTTTTGATAAAGCAGCAAATAAGGTTTTAGAAGAAAATGAAAAGTTTAGAGGTTCAAGTTCTGCAATAAATGAAATTGCAAAGTTTAGCGGTAAGGTAACAGCCTCAGAGCAAATGGATTTGAGAAGACAAAACTCATTCTCAATGCTTGGTGCAGCAACAGGAAAGACAACATACGGTGAAGCATTTATTCAAACCAAGGAAGGCAAGGCACTAACAGAAAGAATTTCACAGCAAAATGCTGCAGGCAAGGGAAATGTTGCAGCACAAGATCTTTCAGGTCAACTTTCTGCAGCAATAATGTCTGGTGCTATGGATATGGGTCAAGCAAAGAGTTTAGCAATGAACGCTGCAAGACAAGCAGGAGATATGTCTATTGGACTAAAGGTAATTGGACAACTAGAAACTCTCCTTGGTCCAAATGGAGAGAATCTAGAAAAAGATCCATACAATGTTAGAATTAAAATGATTAATGATAATGCTACTAAAATGCAGGGCAGTCTTGACAATATTAAAAATGCCAACCCAATAACTAAGATGGCTGGACAAAAGACAGTTCAGATGGCTGGTATTGGTGCGTCAGCAGCAGGTGGGGCAGCAATTGGGGCAACACTTGGAGCAGCGCTAGGATCAGTTGTTCCAGTACTTGGAAACGCAGTTGGTGCAATTATTGGTGGTGGAATTGGCGCTGCAGCAGGAGCAATCGGAGGATACTTTGCTTCAAAGAAGTTCGCAGCCCAAGCAGGACAACTTGGAGCAGCATATGCAGTAGATGCAAAAATTGCAATGGAACAAAATAAGCAAATGCTTGACTCTATGGATATGTACTATCAAAATAAGATTGAAGAACTTAAACTTCAAGGTAAGATCAATGAAGCACGAGAACTTGAAAATAAGTATTTAGGCGAAAAAGGCAAGATGGGAGAAAGAGATAAACTAACTGCAGCCCAAGCAAAAATGCAAGCAGACATAGTTTCTCAATACAACAGTGCTGGTGGCATGCAAGAGTCAATGATGAGCGGTATGAAGAAGGCTGTATCTGCAAAGTACAAGGATGATCCAAATCAGTTGGCTTATGTGGATGTTGTTAATACACAAGCAGGAAACCTAAGAAAAGACGGACTTATTGATAGTGGACAAGAGTTTTTAATTCAGGCAAAGATGGCAAGCGGAGACATTCCTCCTGCAGTATTTAGAAGTCTATTAGGTATGGCAGCAGAGAATAAAGATATTGCTCCAAAGATGATGAACATAATTACTAAGTTTAGTGGAGCAACATCAGAGTCAATTGGTGTTGCAGCACAGAATATTCTTGGAGCAGATAAGGTTATTAATAAAGAGGTTCAAACTTCATTTATTACAAGAGTAGAGGCATTTGAAAAAGACTCTGATGCTCTTGACTTTACAAAGAACATAATCAAGTTAAATAATCTTAACGCAGTAATCCCATCAGATGTCATGGTCAGTTACTACACAGATCCAAAAAACAAAGAGCAGTATGAGAAACTAAACACAATGCTAGATGGAATTGAGGGCAAAAAAGATTTAACTGCAACTTTTGTTTATGAAATTATGCCAGAGGTTAAGGGAACTGCAGCATTTGATGAGGCATACTTTAACACCTTGACTGAAGATCAGCAAAAGGTTTATACAACTACTATTGCATCATTAATTAATATTCCAGATCCACAAATTATTGAAAGTGAAGATTTTAAGGCATGGAGAAAAGAGAGTGGTCCACTTGGCGGAGCAGGCGTTACTGGAAGCAAGGCATATATAATTCAGAAGTATAAAGAGGCTCAGGGCCAAAAGGCTGTTGTTGATAATGTACAGGTAAATGCAAATGCTCCAGTAAGCACAGGAGGAGACAAAGGCGGGGGAAGTAAGGTAGAGTCCTCCCCATTGGATGATCTAGTAAAGAAACTGAGAGATGTAAGAAAGAACCAGATAAAGGTCACAGAAGGCTGGAGCGCCTCTCGTAAGGCCTTAGATAGCCTGTTTGGTGGCAAGAAGACCATAGATGTATTTAGCGGTATAGAGAACGATATCAGAAAATTGGGCGGTAGCCAAGACTTTATAGAAATGATTGTTGGCATGGATCCAAAGGAATACGAGAAGAGAAAGAACTCCCTGTTTAAGTTTGACAATAAGGGCAACATTATTGCACTAAAGAGAGATGCTAAAAATATTCAAGAGGCTATGAACTCAATTGCTATGGGTGACTGGAACTCTAGTATGGAAGCAGAGTCTAAGGCACTTGATGACCAGAGTAAGGCATTCAATAGAATAGCAGCACTTGGTGTTCCAGTAGCGAATGCATATGATTTAATAACTGATAAGACCATAGCGCAGGCAATTGCTAATGGAGTTAACGATAAAACATTAAAAACTTTGATTAGCAGATATAAAGGTTTGGCCGTAGCGCAAGAAAAGTCTGCAGCAATTCAAGCAACAAAAACAGATATTGCTCAATTTAAAAAGGATAGGGTACAAGAGGACAGAATAAGAAGCAAGTATAGTTCAGAAACTGCTTTTGCAATTGGCTCTGATGAAAATCTAAAGGCAATGGAAAGCGCTATCGCTGCTCAGCAGTCAAGAGTGAACAGTTTAATTTCTAAGGGTGCCGACAGAGGTCAGATTATGGCTGCTCAAAAAGAACTAAATAGCATGATCTCTGACTTTGATGAGAGACTAAATCAGTTAAAGAATACTATTGGGTTTATGCAGGACATGTTTGACGAAGGTTTTGGTAATGCAATGGAAGCATTTGATGTTCAAGAAACCGCTCTTCAGATAAAGTTTAACTTAGACACCAAGGAAAGTGCAAAGATAATTGAAGAAGCACAGAACACAATTGCTGGCATTCAATATAAAATTGATGACAAAGAAGCATCTCTCAAGGCTATTGAAGATCAAGAGCAAAAAATTAATGAAAAATATGATGAAAGAATTAAGGCTTTAGATGAAGTAGAGAAGGCTAACGCTACAATTACTAATCAGCAAAGAGGGCAACTATCTCTTGCTGAAGCGCTAACCTCTGGAGATATTGCAGCAGCAGCAAGAGCAGCACAAGACATGAGAGCGCAGCAAGCAGCAGATGCAGTAACAAAACAAAAGGATGCAGTAGAACAGTCTAGACAATACGAACTTAACTCTGTGAAGGCATATGACCCGACTACAAAATCTTATAGAACTAGAAAAGAACTAGAAGCAGACATTAAAAAACTTCAGGATGAAATCTTTGACCTTGAAGAAAAGAAGATAGAGCCAGCACAAGAGTTTATTCGCCTAAAGCAAGTACAACTAGATAAGGATGTTGAGAACTTAACTGTGCTTGGAAAGACAAGAGATGCATGGGAAGCCATTAAGAATCAGGTAGACCTGGCTATGATTAACAGCAAGAAGTTTATAGAGTCAATGCAACTTGCTTTGAATACTCAAGGAAAACTAATTCAGGGATACAATAATCAGCAAGCAAGTGGTAATGATCCAATTGTTCCTGCTGCTTATACTCCAGCCCCTGTGGTTCCTGGAGAAACTCCAGAGCAAAAGGCAGCAAGAGAAGCAGCAGATCGTGCAGCAAAGGCAGCAGCAGATAAAGCAGCAGCAGATGCTAAGGCAGCAGCAGAGGCCAAGGCTAAGGCAGATGCAGCAGCAGCAGAGGCTGCTAGAATTGCAGCAATCAATGCCAACATAAATGTTCCAAGTTTTCTTGCTTCACAAGAAAGTGGAGCAATTGGTGCAGCATCTATAGCAGCAAAAATGGCAGCAGCAGTAAAGCCAAAAACAGCAGCAGAAATTGTTGCAGAAAGAAAAGCAAAGTACGGATATCTATCAAAGGGTGGATTCGTACCTAAGTATTTTGCTGCTGGTGGTTTTGCAAAGGGTACAGATAGAATACCAGCAATGCTAACTCCAGGAGAGTTTGTAATGAGCAAGTACGCAGTAGACTCATACGGAGTAGAAAATCTCAAAAAGATTAATAATGGCGATACACCTAGCGGAGCAGTGTATAATAATACATATACATTAACTGTTAACGCAAAGACAGATGCTAATCCAAACGAAATTGCACAGGCAGTAATGGCAACAATTAAGCAGGTAGACGACAGAAGAATCAGGGGGATTGGAATAAATGGCAGATGATATTGATCCAAGATACACCTACATGCAGAGTAGAAAAAAATACAACAGACCTAGCGGTATGTTATGGTCTGAAAACTCTGGCACCCTGATAAATGGTTTGTACATTCCATACGGTCTAGAAGTTGGTGCTGATGCAACAGCAGAAGAAGATCCAACTCTTATAGACCAGTTCTTAATGCTTACAGATGACAACAGGTCTCCATTAGATTTTTCAGATGAGCGTATTGAAAAACGGGAAAGAATGATCAATGGTCGCATGAGGTCATACCACATTGCTGACAAGATGAGACTTAGCACAAGTTGGAGCATGATTCCATCAAGGTCTCATTCAGATATCCCAAACTTTGATCCAGCCACTGGTTTATCGCCATACAAACCATACACAACAGATGGCGGTGCAGGAGGAGCAGATATGCTTGAGTGGTACGATGCACATAAGGGCTCTTTCTGGGTATTTCTTGCCTATGACAGAAAAGGTATATTTAAGGGCACAGAGGCTCCATATGATCACCTATCTCAATATAACCAACTTATAGAAATGTTTATATCTAGTTTTACATATTCTGTAGAAAAAAGAGGAGCCAATTTTGATTATTGGAATGTCTCAGTTACTTTGGAAGAAGTATAATGTTTGAGGATAAAGACTTACAAAATTTCTTAGAGACATCTTCAACAATAAGAAATAAATCAATCATAACTGCAGAGTGGAATATGAATATTCCTACAAACATCAAGCATATAGGAAACTATAGATATAGGCCAACCCAGTCAGGCTCAGTATATTCTTCACTACCTACAAGTTTTGATATAAATGACGCTGGTAATTTTTATACTAACGCAACAGATGCTGATGTTGTTGTTGATGGTTTATTTGATAATAACGATGTTCCAACAACTCTTTTAAGTAAAAGAGAAAAGTTGCAGACCCTCTACTCACTTGAGGACTGCTTTGGTCAGTTTAGACCAAGGTCTGGAATTAATAAGGCTGTGTTTTTTAAAGATAATGGAACAATGGTTCACCATGCAAACCTAGTAATGGCAGATAGGCCAAGATACTATATGCCAGATAAAAATGATAAGTTTAAGTACTGGACATCTTACAGAACTGAGTCTGGTCAGGAATATGGAATTGCGTCAAAAGTAAGAGGTTCTCAAAACTCAATAGAAGATGCTTGCCCATTTGTTGTGTACAAGGAAAAAGTTCCTACAAACAGAGTTGTTGTTAAAATGCAAACACACACTGGAACAGAAAATCTTGGGCCTTTTTCATCCCCTACTGGATCTTACGCTGATCCATTTTATGGCGAAGCAAATCAAAAGACCCCTAGCAAATGGAAAATACAATTTCTAAAAGATGGAAACTGGGAGAATGTTTTTTCATTTGATCCAGCATTAACAAGAAGAGATGGCTCTCCAGTAATCAAAAGTGATGGGTATGTAGAAATTGCATACGGACTAATTGTTCCAGATGAGTGGAGAAGCACCTTTGTGTTTGCAGAAACATACACGAGTGTTGAGTTGCTTCCTGAGCAATCTGTGATTGGGTATGCATATCTTATTAAGAATAATTCTAATGATTTAGGTACCTTTCATATTTGGGACGGTTCTGAGTATGTTGTTATAACACCAAAGTATGGTTGGTATATACAGGATGAAACAGTTGATAGACTAACTAACTTTGTTACAGATGTTACTTCTCCAGATGTTTTTGTTAGACCGATTGATAGCAAGTTGCAATTTAGAGAGTTTGAATATATTAGCGGAATCAGAGTAGTCGTTGAAACAATGAATAAAAAAGACTCAACATTTGATCTTATTGAAATTTCTCCAAGACTTGTTCTTAATATTTCAGACAAGACTTTAGACTACTCTATAAATAAAAGTGCATCAGACCTTGGAGTTTCTGGATTGCCAGTTGGCCAACTAATTGCCTCTAATGGTGGAATAACTATTTTTGATCATGATCAAGCATTTAACTCTAACAATAAGTCAAGTATTATTGCTAACTATATTGCCAGACACATACAGTTTAAGTTTTACGAAGTAATAGTTGATGTGAACGGTTGGGACTACTACGTTCCAATTAAGACACTATATTCTGATTCATTTCCTAAGCAAGACCTAATGACAAAGCGTGTATCTATATCACTTAGAGATCTATACTGGTATCTTGAATCGATAACTGCTCCAGAAATTTTGATGACAGAGGTTTCTGTTAGTTCTGCAGTGTCTTTGCTTTTAGATCATATTGGATTCTCTAACTATACATTTAAAAGAGTTCCAAACGAAAAAGAGATTATTATTCCATACTTTTTTGTTGCACCAGAAACCAGTGTTGCACAGGTTCTTCAGGATCTGGCAGTCTCAACACAGACAGCAATGTTTTTTGACGAATACAATAATTTCGTCATGATGAGTAAAAATTATATAATGCCATCATTAACAGAAAGACCAACCACTTTTGCTTTAAAGGGAACTAAGGATTTTGTGCAGGATGGTGAGATAAAAAATAAAACCAATAAGCCAAAACTGGCAAACATTATGTCGGTATCTACCCAAGAAAATTCGGTATACAATGATGGATCAATTAACTATAGCACAAGGTATATCCAAAGGTCTATAGGCTCTCTTAGACAAGCAAGCCTTGTTGATGACGAAAGATACTACACATACAAGCCAGCACTCCTTTGGGAGGTTTCTGGAACACAAAATACAAAATCAATTAATAATGAGGTCGCAACACAGTCCTCTTATGTTCTTAGCGCCATTCCTCTTAACTCAGATTTGACAGCAGATGTACCAATGGTTAAAAATAATATTCTAATAAATAATACTTTAAGCCTAGGCGAAGCAGCATACTGGATCACAAGATACAATGGGTATTTTTATTCACAGGGCGAGATAATAAAATATGATGCTGTTCAGTATAATGTTTCTGGTTTTGGAAATGTTTGGATAACTTCTACTGAGGACTACCAAAACTACTTTTCAAAACTTCCTTTTAATGGCAAGATATATCCAACAGGGCTTATAAGAATATATTCTGAGCCAAAGTACTTTGAAAAAGATGGTGTCGTAAAACTACAAAACGGAGATGTGCAAAAGCATGGCCGTGGTCAATTTGGTACTACAATTGTTGCACACAGTGCTGGCATAGCAGACTACTGGAAATCAGACAGTAACGTAAAGGGATGCTATATGTCATCAGAATATCTATTTCAAAAAGACTTAACTTTGCCAACAACAACTATTGCTGTATCTGGAAAGTTAACAGATTCTGGAGTATCTTCTGATGCTCTTTCACGAACCTCTTCTAGAACTGGAATTATTAAAAACTTTATGTCAACATCTTTCCTTGAAGAAGTCAGCACAGCAACAACTCTTCAAAAGGGAACCATTCAGTCTTCAGCACTATCACTTACTGGACCAAACTTTACTACTAAAGAAAAACCAAGAAACTTTGTATCATATGTCCATAAGTCTTTAGAAGATAACAAGTATAAACATTTTGGAACAAGAATGAGAATTGTTGGAAAAATAGAAAACACTTCGGATAGAGGGCAGACATCTAATGGTTCTGCAACATACTATGTTGTTAATGGAAGTACTCCAGACAAGAATATTAATATATCTGGTGGCTCTGGTGGACTTGCATTTATGCTAAACTCTACAACCAATGTCGGATACTACTTTGAAATAGCAGCGCTTGGAATAGGAAATCTTTCTAAAGATGAAAGAGAAAGCGTTAGCAATGTATTTTTCTATAAAGTCAAATCTGATAATGGAAAAGCAATTCCCATAAAGTTGTGGGAGGGCTTAGGAGAGATAACTGTAGACGATGGAAAGTTTACTGGGCAGGCAAGAATTGTTGCTGAAGACAATCCCACAGTCTATGATCTTGCAGTTGAGTATCAGGACATAGGAAATATAAGAAGATTTTATTTATACCTAAATGGTAAAATAATCAAGACAGTTGATGACACAGATCCTCTACCAGTTTACTCTGGAATTGCATTATTCTCAAGAGGATCATCAAGAGTTATGTTTGAAAATGTTTATGCTCTTTGCAATAACTATTCACAAAATACAACATTCTCTTTGGGTGCTCCAGTTAACTCAGTCTTCGGAGATTCCGATATTGATGTAAATGAATCATTTAGAAAATATGCTCTAAGCGGTTTAATTCAAAATACATATCTTTCTGGAATAGGAACATCAGAAGCACCAAAATATAATATTTTCTTTGAAGAGTTTGGAAGCATAATGAGAGAAGCAGCAACATTTAACTTTAAATATGATAAGGCTTTCCCAGCGTTAACTGCAAAGATATCTCCTACATTTAATAAGATTAAGGGGTATGTTGTTTCAGGATTTAGGGCTGGGTCATATGGGGCAGAGTTTATCGTATTCAATGCAACAGATACAGCAATAAGTTTGGATGAAACAACTGGAAACTATCTAAGAGTTCAGGGTGTAACTTTTACACAGCAGTCTGAAAATCGCCTAACAGTTGATGACTATTTTAATAAAAATAGTTTAGAGTCAAATCCACAGTTTGTTGCAGATACTTTGATTTCAAACCCATACAAGTTTAAGCAAGATTATCAGGATATTAAGTTAAGTAGAATGACTTACGGCAAAAGAGATTTTTCTGTAAATGCTCCATATATTCAGTCTTATGATGAAGCGAATAGTTTAATGAAATGGCTTGTTGAAAAAATAACAAAGCCAAGAAAGTCTGTAGGCGTTAAGATCTTTGCAATTCCAACACTACAGTTGGGAGATATTGTTACACTAGAGTACGAAGAAAACGGAGTTAATATGGCATCATCTCCTTCAAGTAGGTTTGTAATATATAATATAGATTATGCAAAGAGTTCTGATGGTCCAGATATGACAGTATTTTTAAGTGAGGTAGTTTAATGACAACAGGAGCAACCCCAAATCTTCCAGAGCCAAAGACAATAGTAGACAATAAGTCGGTAAAAATTGCTACTCCAGATCTGATCATTCAGGACGATGACATGATGTCTATTGACATAATGACAGACTTAATCTTTGAAGATATCGGTGGACAAGAACTTGCAACAATTTCTAGACATGATCTTGTTAATGGTCAAAAAATATTGTATAGTCCAATTAAAAATCTGACAGACCTCTACCTACAATATAATCCAAACAACATCTTGAGGCTTCAGGCTTCAGACTCATACTTCAAGTCTCTTTCACTTTCTATCTTAGACCATCTACCAGCATGTGGTAACGGGTATGACCTAATAGAAAAGCCAGGGGAGCCAGATAAAACTAAATGGACAAAAGTCCCAAACTGTAAATCTGTATATATAGACCCAATTACAGGAGACCTAGTAATTAATCTAATAAACATTAAAGATGGCGAGCAGGCAGAGATACAAATACTAACAAGTGGAAACACCTTTGATGATACAATATATACTGGAGGAAATTAATGATAACTAATACAGGTAAAAATATTTTAGCAAAGTACCTTGTGGGGCAGACACCATCTTATGCATCTCATATAGCGTTAGGCTGTGGCCCACGCCCAATTGACTCCGATGGAACCCTTGGGGACTATTCAGGTAAGACTGCTCTTGATTTTGAAATGTTTCGTGTTCCAATAATCTCTCGTGGGTTTGTCGATGAAGGCGGAGTTTCAAAGGTTGTTCTAACAGCAGAACTTCCAACTCAGGAAAGATACGAGATCACAGAGGTTGGTATATTTTCTGCAGCATCTAATCCTGCTGCAGGTGCATTTGACAGTAAGAGCGTATACTCATTTTCTGAGTCAGAATCTTGGAAGTATTCTTCTCAGGGTACAGAAATTCCTTCAATCTATGAGCCACTAGATGATCGTGTTGTTAGCATAACAAATGCAACATCATCACCAGCATCACCTTCTGGTTCCACTTTGACTTATACAACAGACGCAGAGCATGGACTTACCGTAGGAACTAGAATATCTATATCTGCAATTACTCCAACAGTGTTTAATTTATCAGATGTCACAATTGCAACAGTGCCAACACCAACATCTTTTACAATCACATCGCTAACCAGTGTCACAGGAACTTTTGTTTCTTCTGGATATTTAATCAATGATGTGGACACAAATATTATTAATCAGGTGTATCCAGTATTTCAGACAAACGCCGATAATAAAATATTTACAAACTCAAATAGAGTTAATAGATATGAGAGATGTAGGTTTTTAAATAATATTTATGCAATATCTGGAAACAATGCAAACATTTCAATAAACGGGAGTGGAAATTTAACAGCAGAGGCAGGATCAAACTTTATACAGTTAACAAACACCTCTGTAGATTTTAGTAAAAACTCTCCAACAGACGAACTAAGACTTGCATTTTCTGTAGTTAATAAGGTTGGCTCAGCAGTTACACTTCCAAAGTCTGTTAGAATTATTGTTGAATTTTCATCAACAGGAACCTTTAAGAGTGGTAAGTGGGCAATCTTTGAAGCAGTAGTTGATGATAGTAAAAATAATTTTGCAACCAATAGGTACTTTGTTGTATCTAAGCAGATTCAGGAATTGCAGAAGAGTACAGATTTTTCTTGGTCAGAAGTTAACACGGTCAGAATATATGCCTGCGTTATAAAAGATGGCAGCACTACTCCTACATCAGATTTTTATGTTTGTCTAGATGGATTTAGACTTGAGAATGTTACCTCTAATAATTCTGTATATGGACTTACTGGATATTCAGTTATAAAAACTCCAGATGCAAAAACAATTATCAAGTCAGCCAACACAACAAACTATATTGAATTTAGATTTGGTTTGGATGTAGTATAATGGCAGATCCAGGAATAAAAAACATTATTGTAAAAAAAGAATTGCTTGGAAAAGTAACATCGGAAAATGGCAGAGTCGCAAGGTTTAGACTGGTATCAGAAGATAAAAACAGAAAGTCCGCATGGTCTCAGATATTCTTAGTTAACTCTGAAGCAGTTCAAGTTTTGCCAGGTGATCTAGTCCCCATGGGCAATACAATTTTTGTAAACTGGTCTAAAGGGTCAAGAACTTCTACGCAAGAAATGTATGATGTGTTTGTTTCATTTGACGGAGGAGACTACTCAAATGTTGGCATTGCTATAGGAACTAGTTACTCATTTTTAAAAACTGGGACATCTTCTGTTAGAGTTTTAGTCCAGTTAGCATCAATAAACCCAGCGATTAATGCATCTCTAAAGGTTTATGATTCTGGAGTCAGGTCTCTGGTATAATTGTATTATGGCTATTTTACCTGTGCCCGAAAGAGGGCAACCTCTAGATGTAACATATATCTATCAGATTGTTAAGGCTATTAATGATCTGTCTACTCAGATATCTCCATCAACATACAAGTATGTAACTGTTGATACTCCAACATCTGGAAAGCAGAGCGTAAAGGCCTCTGAGGCTCGTGTAATAGGCGGGTATGTACAAGTAACAACAAGTACAACTCAGACTGCAGGATCGTCTAAACCCTTCTCATATGACTTTGGAACAGACTTTAAGTTCGCTCCAGTTGTTACAGTAACGCCAATTAATATTGGAAGCACGGATGCTGGAAAAGATGTCACAGTAACAATCAACAGCGTTTCAACTTCACGAGTAGAGGGAACAGTTAAATTTAATACTGGCGGAGATACAAGCGTTGGGATTAACCTAATAATAGTTGGAATCCCTAACTGATGATGTCATGTAAAAAATGCAAAGGCAGAATGTTTGTAGATAGACAATATACTGAGATAAATCATTTAGAAGTATACTGTATGAGTTGCGGAGTGAGAGTATTTTTTCATCCACCTAGCCACACTTTGGAGGGACAATGGTTACTAAAAAAGGAACTATTGAGAGCGAAAAATACAATGAGTCACCTGTAATACCAGGTAATAAAAAGGTTTGGTTTCTAAATGGAGACCTTGTTAGAATACATCACTATAATCATTCTAATGGAATCATGTCTGTTTATAATATTACAAAAGATCAAATTGAAAGTTGTTTAATTAGTGATTTTAAAAATAAAAGAGAAAGAGCATACACAGTGGGGCAGACTGCTGATTTAGTTAATCGTCATAAAAAGTATATGCCATCACTAATGAAACGAGGAGTCATTCCATTTCCAACGGGATCTCAAAAGGGTGGCGCTAGGGGCTTTCAGGTAAGATCCTATTACTCTGAATCGCAAGTGAGAGAGATTCGTGATATACTTGCTTCATACCATATTGGTAGGCCAAGGAAAGACAAATTAATAACAAATGATATTACGCCCAGCAAGCAAGAGTTGACACGAAGAATGGGCGATGGTATACTTACATATAGGAAAACAGAAGATGGACGGTTTGTTCCAATTTGGAATGAGTCTATTTAACGAAGGGTATAAAATGGAAAACGAAGACACAAAGGTATCTGTTACACTTGGGTACACGCTAAACCTAGGAAACTTTCAATCACTTAGACTGGATCTTGGCATTGTTGATTCAAGACGTAATGGAGAAACTCCAGACCAGGCTTTTGAAAGAGTCTACAAGTTTGTTGAAGACAAACTAACTGCAAAGATTTTGGAAGCCCAATCGGAGGCTGCTGAAGGATAATGGCTGAACGCAAAGACCGCATGGCTTTGCTTTCAAGATACAGCAAGTATCATACCGCAAGGTACGAATCAAAGCCATCCCTTAACTTAAATGTAGAGCAGTGGGCATCCGATGCCCTTGTAGAATCATACACACTGCCAGGATGCTACGATATACTTGAGTATTACTTTTCAGTTGCAGAGAATCCTTCTTGGAACTACTTTGCATACAATGCAGAAAAAATATTGCAGGCACAAAAAGACAAGGCTAAAGACAACGAAGAGAGAGCAGAGCGTAGAAGAATGGCAAAGGAGTGGCTAAGTGAATAATACAGAGGCAAAACTACTTACGGCTGTTTTAAACGATAAGCAGATACATGTACTGCTTCAGGCAAATGTAGACAATCTTTTAAGAACCCACGGAGACATTTGGAACTTTGTTAGACTTTATTTTGAAAACAATTCGGTTCTTCCTCCAGCAGAACTAGTTACTGAAAAGTTTAGAGACTTTGAGCCAGTACCAGGTGTTGGCGCTACAAAGCATCACCTTGAAGAACTTCAGGGAGAATACCTTACAGACAGCCTAAAAGATATTATCAGGTCTGCAGCCAGCGAAATTCAAAACAATAATGGAACTGGCGCACTTAACGAACTAATTACTAAGACATCAGAACTAAAGAAGAATACTGCAGCAATTCGTGATATCGATGTTACGGATCTTGAGTCTGCTATTGCATACTTTGAAAATGTTAAGAAGCAGCAAGCATTAGGTTTGTCTGGAATCAAGACAGGTCTTCCAGGGTTTGACAACTATCTTCCTTCAGGAATTATGCCAGGACAACTTGGTGTCTTCCTTGCTTATCCAGGAATCGGAAAGTCGTGGCTGGCTCTTTACTTTGCTGTGCAAGCATGGAAGCAAGGAAAGAGTCCGATGGTCATCTCACTTGAAATGAGTGAGACAGAAGTCCGCAATCGTGTGTTTACGATTATGGGCGAGGGTCGTTGGTCACATCGTAAAATAAGTAACGGCGAGATAGAGATTGATATGCTAAAGGACTGGCATGCAAAGAATCTTGCAGGCAAGCCAGAGTTTCACATTATCTCAAATGATAGTGGTGGAGAGATCAACCCATCTGTTCTTCGTGGAAAGATTGATCAGTACAAGCCAGACTTTGTAATCGTTGACTACCTTCAGTTGATGGCTCCTAATCAGAAGTCAGACAATGAAACGGTAAGAATGAAGAATCTTTCTCGTGAACTTAAACTAATGGCAATTGGTGAAGAGGTTCCTATTATCGCTATCTCGTCTGCAACACCAGATGATGTTAATGACCTCTCTACGGTCCCTACACTGGGCCAAACGGCATGGTCTAGACAGATTGCATACGATGCCGACTGGGTGCTCGCATTGGGCCGTGGAACCAATAGCGATATCATTGAGTGTGCATTTAGAAAGAACCGTAACGGATTTATGGGAGACTTCTTGGTACAGTGTGACTTTGACAAGGGATACTACAGATATAAAGACTTTGAAGATAAGTAGTTATAATATGGTATGTCAAAAAAGAGTGCTACCACTAATGATTCATACCATCATAAGTCGATCAAGCGCTTTTGCCTTGACGGAATAATTCATGATGACTCGATGATCGGAAGGCTCAAAGAAGAGTATATAAGATTATTGACATCAGAAATGAAGTTAAGTGGGTATGTTCCAAGAATTGATCTTGACCCAGACTTCACTATAAGGTATAATGAGATAAAGAACTTTTTTGAATTTGAACTATCGATACATGCAGTTTACGCAGGGAAAAGGAAAAGCGAATGGATAGCAGGAATAGACGGAACAACTCCAATCTTTATTCCGCAGAGCAAGTCAAGCGAGTCCTTACAGGATCGGGTATTACCGTAGAGTCTGAACTTGATGCAGACTTCATGATCTTTTGTCCATTTCACAACAACCACAGAACCCCAGCAGGAGAAGTGCAAAAAGATAGCGGAATGTTTTTCTGTTTTTCTTGTCAAAAGTCTGCAGACCTTATAGAATTAGTTATGCATACATCTGGTAGAACATACTTTGAGTCTGCTAGATTTATTAAAAGCAAAGAGAAGGTGACAAACCTTGCAGTAGAAATTGATAAGGCGCTTGTCAAAGAAGAGCAATACAAAACTTTTGATGAGTTGATTATTAAGAGGTTGCACAATAATCTAGTTGCTTCCGAAAGAGCAAGAAATTATTTTACATATCGGAAGATAGAAAAACCTTCTTGCATAAAGTTTTCTTTGGGCTACTCAGAAAAGCAAGACATGGTTACTGTGCCAGTGCATAGTCCAGATGGAATCCCACTTGGCTTTGTTGGTAGGTCTATTGAAGGAAAAGATTTTAAAAATACTCCAGGCCTTCCAAAAAGTAAAACACTTTTTAACTTGCACAGAGTTAAGAAATCTGATAGAGTATATGTAGTGGAGTCATCATTTGATGCAATTAGACTTGATCAGGTAGGGCTCCCAGCAGTAGCAACACTTGGCGCAAATGTGTCAAGTACACAAATAGAATTGCTTCAGAAGTATTTTAATAACATTATTGTTATTGCTGATAACGATGAAGCGGGAGGAAACATGAAAGATAGAATAGTTGAAAAACTTTCTAGTCGTGTCTCCGTTATTGAACTAAGCAAAAAATATAAAGACATAGGAGATATGCCAGACGAAGAACTTAGAAGTTTAGAGTTTCAGTTTGACAAATCTATATCTCTTATGCTAAACTAATATAACAACCAAAGGAGAATAATATGAGCGTAGTAAAGGGACTTAAGAATATCAATGCCCTGCTCGACAAGCCAAAGTATGAAAACGACGGGCCAAAGGTAAAGTGGCTAAAACTTGCAGACGGTCAATCAGTAAAGATCCGTTTCATTGAAGAACTCGATGAAGACTCTGCAAACTATAACGAAAAGCGTGGACTAGCACTTGTTGTTAAGGAGCACGTAAATCCAAAGGACTACAAGCGCAAGGCTGTAGACACAATGGAATCAGAAGGCCGTGACTGGGCAGAAGAAATGCACCGCAAGGATCCAAAGGCAGGATGGCGTGGCCGTCTTCGCTTCTACTGCAACGTACTAGTTGACGATGGAATCGAAGCACCCTATGTTGCTATCTGGTCAATGGGTATCAGCAAGCAGTCATCATTCAATACAATTCGTGAGTATGCACTAGAAACAGGTAGCATCTCAAACGTACTGTGGAAGTTAAAGCGTAATGGTCAGGGAACTGAAACTAATTACACACTTATTCCATCAGCACCAGACAAGGAACCATTTGATTGGAAGGACATTGAGCCTTATCCTCTTGAGTCAGCACTTAAGAAGATTCCTTATGCCGAGCAAGAAGCGTACTATTTGGGCTTTGATGGCCCATCTGTAACTTCATCTACCAACGCAGATTGGTAATATGAACTACGTCGGCTTACATGTCCACACCCATTTTAGTTTATTTGATGGGATTGCTACTCCAGAAGAATACGTTGACCGTGCAGTTGAGTTAGGGATGCCAGCAATTGCCATCACTGACCACGGTACTTTATCTGGGCATAGGGAACTGCACCGTATTGCAAAAGCAAAGGGCATTAAGCCAATTCTAGGTCTAGAAGGATACATGTGTGCAGACATATCTGATACACGAGATAAGTCTGAAAGAGAAGGTCAGCAAGATCTTGTCTATAATCACATTATCCTTCTAGCCAAGAATAAAATTGGTTTGGAAAATCTAAACAAGATTAGTGAACTATCATGGACAGATGGTTTCTTTAAGAAGCCAAGGTTTGATTTTGAAATATTAGAAAAATACAAAGAAGGAATTATCGTTTCTTCTGCTTGCCCAAGTAGTGTTTTAGTTAAGGCATTGGAAGAAGAAGAGTTTGCTCTTGCCAAGAAGTATATCTCTTGGTTTAAAGAACGCTTTCAAGATGATTACTATATTGAGGTTATGCCTCACAATGAAGCACACATCAATAAGTATCTTATAGAACTAGCAGATGAGTTTGGTATCAAGGTTATTGTTACACCAGACTGCCACCATGTTGATCCATCACAAAAAGAAGTTCAAGAGTTTAAATTGCTCATGAACACACACGGCAAGTTCGTAAAAGATGCAACATATGAAAAGTCAAAGAAAAAGGGCAACATGATGGAGCGCCTTGACTATCTCTATGGCGAAGACCGTCAGATTACATTTAATAAGTTTGATATCCACCTGCTCTCATATGAAGAGATTAAAGCAGCGATGGAATCGCAGGGGATAGATAGACCAGACATATACTCAAACACACTCCTATTAGCAGAAACAGTAGGAGACTATGGCATTCAGGAAGGGTTGAACCTTCTACCAGTACAGTACAAGAGTCCAGATAAGGAACTTGCAAAAGTTGCTCTAGAAGGTTTGGCAGAGCGAGGCCTATCAGAGAATCAAGAGTACTTAGATAGACTTGAAGAAGAGTTGCAGATTATTAAGGACAAGAAGTTTGCTCCGTATTTCCTTGTTGTAAGTAACATGATCAACTGGGCTAAGAAGGAAGAGATTATGGTAGGCCCAGGTCGTGGTTCTTCTGCTGGCTCTCTTGTTTGTTATGCACTAAAGATTACAGACATCGATCCTATTGAACATAATCTTTTGTTCTTCCGCTTTATTAATCCAGAGCGTAACGACTTCCCAGATATCGATACAGATATTCAGGATACTCGTCGTGAAGAAGTTAAAGATTATCTTGTTAGACAGTATCGACATGTTGCATCTATTGCCACCTTCCTTGAATTTACTGGTAAGGGAATTGTTAGAGATGTTTCACGAGTGCTAAATATTCCTTTGTCTGATGTAAATAAAGTACTAAAAACTGTAGACTCATGGGATGATTTCTGTACTGCAAAATCAACCAGAGAGTTCCGTGAAAAGTATCCAGAAGTAGAAGTCTATGGTGAACAACTTCGTGGTCGTATTCGTGGTACAGGTATTCACGCAGCAGGTGTTGTAACTGCAAAGGAACCAATCTTTAGATATGCACCACTTGAAACAAGATCTTCTACTGGATCTGATGAAAGAATTCCCGTTGTTGGTGTTGACATGGAAGAGGCTGAGAGAATTGGTTTAATTAAGATTGATGCTTTAGGTCTTAAAACTTTGTCTGTTCTTAAGAATACAATCGATATTATTAAAGAGCGAGATGGCAAGAAGATTGACCTCCTCAAAATTAAGATGGATGATGCAAATGTTTATCAGATGCTATCTGACGGATATACAAAGGGAGTGTTCCAGTGTGAAGCAGCACCATACACAAACCTTCTTGTTAAAATGGGTGTCAAGAATCTAAATGAACTTGCAGCATCTAATGCTCTTGTTCGTCCAGGTGCAATGAACACTATCGGAAAAGACTATGTTGACCGAAAGCATGGTCGTCAAAATATTTCTTACACACACCAAGTGCTAAAACAATTTACGGAGGACACATATGGCTGCATTCTTTACCAGGAGCAAGTTATGCAAGCATGCGTACACCTTGGCGGTATGTCCATGTCGGAAGCAGATAAAGTTAGAAAGATCATTGGCAAGAAAAAAGATGCTAAAGAATTTGATCAGTTTAAAGAGAAGTTCGTAGAGGGTGCCTCTAAGTTTGTTTCTCCAAACATTGCTCGTGACTTGTGGCATGACTTTGAGGCTCACGCAGGGTACTCATTCAACAAGTCTCACGCAGTAGCATACTCAACGCTATCCTATTGGACAGCATGGTTAAAGTATTATTACCCACTAGAGTTTATGTACTCAGTGCTAAAGAATGAAAAGGATAAAGATGCGAGAACTGAATATCTTATTGAAGCAAAAAGAATGGGCATTAGCATTAAGTTACCTCACATTAACGATTCGGATATCGATTTTAAAATTGAGGGTAAAGGTATTCGGTTTGGACTCAGTGCTATCAAGTTCATATCTGACAAGATTGGTGAAAGATACATATCTGCACGACCATTCGGTTCGTACAAAGAACTTGAAGAATTTACATTTACCAAAGGCAACGGAGTAAATAGTCGTGCACTACAGGCATTGAGAGCAATCGGTGCTGCAACTTTCAATGATAATCCTAGAAATGATCAAGAGATTAAGGAAAATCTTTACGAGTATCTAAACCTTCCAGAGTTTAATATTACGATTCCTTCTCACTACTATGCATTTATTCAGGATATTGTTGACTTTGAAGAAAAAGGATCATACATTTTTATGGGTATGGTAAAATCAATTAAGCGAGGAACAGGATGGTCACGAGTTGAAATTTTGGACAAAACTGGCAGTGTCGGCATATTTGATGATGAAAATACGACTATTGAGACTGGTCGTTCTTACTTGGTTCTTTGTAATGATAACAGGATTGTATCTTTCATACCATCTGATGAAATAAAAGAATCATCTCACGCCCTTGTAAAGTTCTTGAGTTACAAGCAACTTCCATACAAGGATGATGAAATGTTTGTAGTTTCATTTAAGCCAAGAATTACAAAGACTGGAAAGAAGATGGCATCTTTAACTCTTGCGGATACAAGTAGAGACTTGCATTCCATAACAGTTTTCCCTACATCTTTTGCAAAGGCATACATGAATATTGAAGAGGGCAAGGCATACAAGTTTGATTTTGGAAAGACTAAAGACGGAACAGTAACATTGGAGGATGTACATGTCGGTTAGCGTAGAAGAAGCATTGGCACAACTTGATCCTAAGTTGAGAAAGAGATTGGGAACTGGGGTTGGGGTTAACTATGAGTATCAGCCAACACCAAGTTTTGGTTTAAACCGTGCACTAGGAGGTGGGCTTCCTTATGGTAGACAAGTTCTTATCTGGGGGTCAAAGTCGTCTGCAAAGTCTTCTATGTGCCTTCAGATGATTGCTCTAGCACAAGCAGAAGGTAAGTTGTGTGCATGGATTGATTCAGAGATGTCATACTCAGAAGATTGGGCCAGATCTCTTGGAGTGGATCCAGAAAAACTAATCTACTCACAGGCAAGAACTATCAGCGACATGGTTGATGTAGGCGTAGGACTAATGAATGCTGGAGTTGATTTAATTGTGGTAGACTCTATTACGTCTATGCTTCCTGCAATTTATTTTGAGAAGGACACAGATGAAATGAAGGCTTTGGAAAACACAAAGCAGATTGGAGCAGAATCTCGTGACTTTAGTAACGCATGGAAAATGCTTAACTATGCAAACAATAAAGTTAAGCCAACTTTGCTTGTTCTCATTTCTCAGTCTCGTAATAATATTAATGCTATGTATACTAGCCAGCAGCCTTCTGGTGGTCAGGCTACTAAGTTTTATTCCTCATGTATTGTTAAACTCTTTTCTTCAGAGTCAGACAATCAAGCGATTAAGGGCAAGATCAAGGTAGGAGATAAATTAATTGAAGAAAAAATTGGTAGAACTATTAAGTGGGAACTCCAGTTCTCCAAAACCTCTCCAGGGTTCCAGTCTGGTGAGTACGATTTTTATTTTAGAGGTGACGA